GTTATTATTAACGCAACCATTATTAGCCAATCAAGTAGAAACTAAAATAACCTGTATTGATACAGAACAAGTGGAGGTTTCTATTTTAGATTTACCACAGATAGCAGACCCTCAGAAGTTAGGCTCTTGCATTACTTATTACAGGCGTTATACTTTGGGCTCTTTATTAGGGTTACAAGCAGAAGATGATGATGGCAACGCTGCAAGCGGTAAATCACCACAAGCAGAAAAGGCATGGTTAAACGCTAACACACCAGAATATTCAAAAGCAATTGAGTATTTACAAGGAGGCGGTGATATTGCTGCAATTAAAACAAAGTACAAGGTATCAAAAAAGATAGAGGATGAGCTGTCAAAATTGTAAAATAAAAAACGTATATTACACTAATTCAATAAACAATTATAAATTTAAAATAACATGGAAAAAAAGAACACCGCAATTATTTCAGGAAGTATCGACATTACAGCAATTGATAAAACAAAGCTGATTGAAGGCAAAAACGGTAAAACCTACCTCAACTTCACAGCAATGGTAAGCAATCAATCAAACTATGGAAACAATGTTTGGGTAACACAAAGCCAAAGCAAAGAAGAACGTGAAGCAAAAGCCAAAGCAATTACGTTAGGCAATGCAGCAGTGAGGTGGATAGCCGATGAAGGTATAACAGTTGCCGAGCGCAACGAAGTAACAAACGCTGAACAAAACTCAGCACGAAACGTAGAAGTAGATTTACCATTTTAATTCAATTATTAGGGGGGCAAATGCCCCTCTTTTTTTTTAAATGAGAAAACTTATAGAACTTAAAGACGGTGAGCCAATGCCACATGACTTCTGGAACTACAATGTTAATCCAGTACTGGGGTACAAGTGTGAACCAAAAAGAAGGGTACTTAGTAAAGAAAAAAATAAATACGGAATACCACCGATATCAAACAAATGATAGCGCAAGCAAAAAACATACAAAGTAAAATATTAGACATTAAATATGGTAGAGTTGCCGAAGGGTTAAAAATAGATATACCAGAGATTGACGAATATTTAAGGTTCAAGCACGGTAATTTTAATTTACTGATTGGCCATGCGAATGTTGGAAAGACAACTGTATTAACTTATTTATTTACGGTGTGGGCAATTAAGCACAATCTAAAGTTTTTAATTTGGTCAAGTGAAAACACTCCGCAAAGTATTGTAAGGAAAATCATAGAATTTAAAATGGGAAGGCCCATACATACTGCAACAGAAAGCCAAATTGATAAAGCTGTAAAGTGGTGTGATACACATTTTAAAATTATAGACGTTGACGATTTGGTAACGTACAGGCAATTATTAGACGAAGCAAACGCAATTAAGGATGCGTGGAATTACGATGCCATTATGATTGACCCTTACAACAGTCTGGCTAAAGACAAACAAATAATGAGAAACTTAGGTGGGCATGAATACGACTACCAAATAGCAAGTGAGTTTAGGTTATTCGCAAAGCGCAGGAATATAACAGTATTTTTAAATGCTCACGGTGTTACAGAAGCAATGCGTCAAGTGTACACAAAAGATCATGAATATGCTAACCTTCCTAAGCCTTTATCAATGTCGCAAGTTGAAGGGGGTGGAAAATGGGGCAACCGTGCTGATGATGTGTATTGTGTACATCGTATGACAAACCACCCGAATGAGTGGATGTATTCTGAACTGCACGTTTTGAAAATAAAAGAAACAGAAACTGGTGGAAGATGTACACCTTTTGAACAGCCAATGCGCTTACGAATGAGCAAAAACAATGTTGGATTTGAATTTTTAGGCAAAGACATTTTGCATAGTAAAAAGAGCGAAGTAAATGAAATATTAAAATTTTGATTATAATACATATAGTGATTGGATTATTTATAGTGGCAACAGCCATTACATATTGGGGGCAACTGAATAACGGTGAAATACAGTTTGCCCCTATTTTAGGTGTAATGTTTGGGGCGTTATATTCACACCAACGCATAGAAGAACAAAACATTGATGAACATTGGTTGCAATGTTGTATTTTGTGTGTTAGTATAACAGTAATATGGGAGACGACTACCAATGGCTTAGAATAGTAGCCAAACAACACAACACGTGGATTACCATTGTGCGCAGTTTTGGCGAATATAATTATGCCGAAGATATTGTACAAGAAGCATATATTGCCCTGATTAAGTACGCAAAGCCAGATCAAATAATAAAGGATGGAATTGTTAGCAGGGGATATATGTTTTTTACTTTACGTTCGTTATATTACCAATATTATAACAAAAAAAGCAAGGTTAAAAAAGTACAGCTTGACGATATTGAATCACACGTCCAGTTGCCACACGTGGACAACGTTGAAGAGAACATTGCATTTAATAAAATATGTACATTAGTTGACCAAGTTGCTGATGAATGGAGTTGGTACGATAGAAAACTTTGGAAGCTATACAGCCAAACGGATATGAGTATGCGCAAGCTAGCAGCAGAAACAAAGATTAGTTGGGTTAGTATTTACAACAGTTTAAAACACTTGAAGAAAGATTTAAGAGATAAATTACAAGAAGATTACGAAGATTATAAAAACACAGATTATGAGCGAATTACAACCAAAGGACAAAAGGACTAAAGAGTACAAAGAATGGAAAGCCAAATACGATGCACAACCAAGTGGATTGGGTGATGTGGTTGAAAAGGTTACCAAAGCAACTGGCATTAAGAAAGTTGTTGAAGCAATAACTAGCGATTGCGGTTGTGATGAACGCAAAGAAAGATGGAATGCTAAGTACCCCATGAAAATGAAAAACCCCTTAACAGAGGATGAATACACGCAAATTAAAGAGTTTATGGATAGTAAACCTAATAAGGTGGAGCCAGTAGACCAAGAGCGTTTTAAAGCTATATTTGAAAGGGTGTTTGAAATAACTATAAATTGTACACCTTGTTCGTTCAAGTCAGAGGTGTGGGATAAACTTACTAAGGCTGTTTCTATTTAATGGTTAGTAAAGGTAGATGGGCATACAGCTTCAGCGAAGGTAAAAAGGCTGAACAAAAGTTTTTAGAACTTATGGTTGCAAGGGGTAACACTTGCGTTAAAACAAGCCGAAAGGAAGATATGCAAAAACACATTGACTTTTATGTTAACGACATTGGCGTTGATGTAAAAGGAAACAGGAAGTTAAAAACAATTTGGCTAGAGTTAAAAAACGTTAGGGGCGATAAGGGTTGGTTACAGGGTGAAGCAGAAATTATTGTGTTTGACATTGTAGAATTGCAGAGCTTTTGTTTTTTTAATAGAAAAGATTTATATTTATTTGTAAAAAACATTAAAGAAGTAGCCAAAGATAAAAACGATTACATGAAGCTTTACACGCGCAAAGACAGGCTAGACGTAATTGTAAAAGTAACATACGAAGACATCAAACATTTACAACTACAAACAATTAGATATGACACCGAAGCAAGCAATGTTAGCCAAGTTTGACAACCTTGACGAATTAAACTTAACTACAAACCTTTTAATAATACAAGGTTTAGCGAAAGAATGGGCAGAAGCAAAGCCAGACAACTCAAAGTTAAAGCAGTTGCGCGAAGCCATTGTAGCAGTTTCATTAATAACAAATAAGCTACAATTAGACAGGGGGAACTACCATATTGCCCTTGACCAGTACAGGTCTGAAAGTTTGCGCATGGTGCAGCGTGCCAGAGCAGCAGAAGAAAAAAACAGTGAGTTGCAAAAGCAGCTTGACATATACGAAAAAGCAAAAGAACTAGGGTTATGATGCAAAAATTATTAGTAGGTTATGTTCTATTTAGAACAATAGAGTTTCTTATAGTATGGGCTTGGAAAAACTTTATACAATGAGTGATAGTGTAACAAAGTATTTTGAGAATGCAGATGCAACTAGAAATGTTGCTATACAGGTAGAAAACAAAACCGATAAAATTGTAGACAACGTTTTAGAGCTTTATAAAAAGCGAAGCAAGGTAGGCATTGAAAAATATAATACAACGCTGTACGACTCCCCTGATGGCTTCTATGCCTTTTTAAACCACTTGCAAGAAGAGTTAATGGACGCAACATTGTATATTGAAAAACTAAAACAACAAAAATGAAGGCAAGAGTAACACGCAAAGAAAAACATTTAAACATTGTACACGCTAAAATAGACCAAATGGAAAAAGTTATTATGGCAATTTTGTTGAGGTTGGAAAAGCTAGAGGAAAAAAAATAGTGCATAACTTGTTTATATTTGAAAAAGGTTATATATTGCGGTATAATAATAAAACAAACAATTATGACAACACAAGAATTAATTACGAAAGCTGAAATCAGCGACACAATTTTCGAAGCACTTGCACCTGCTTACAACCACACAAACAAGTTTAAATATGATTATGACTTACGTTACAGGTATTTATTATCAGAAGCAATGCTTCAAATAGACAAAAAATTAATTCCAAATACAGTCTCACCAATAGAAGCAGTAAGAGAATTTTTTAACAGATTGTAAAACCACAGGGGGAGAAATCCCCCTTTTTTAATACAAACAATTATGATATACGAACAAGAAAGTTGGTGGGTAGCTTACGAGTATGCAAATTACACAGACACAGAAATTGACACCCAACTTGCACAAGCTGCAAGCTATTTAGATGGGCATGTAAAACGATTAAGATTTGAAAAACTAAAAAGACAAGAAGGATATGATAACTTTGCTAAATAACGAACAATGGAATAGGGATGAAATATTAACCCAAATGTATGATGACTCATTTTATTATGGGCATTTAGGTAAACACGCTTTGAGTAGCAGTAGTTTAAAAATGATACTAAAAAGCCCTAAGACATATAGGAATGTAACTAAGTATGGAAAAGATGATGGCGGTGATAGCCCTGCACTTGCACAAGGTAAGTTAGTACATTGGATGGTACTTGAGCCACACAAGGTTGATGAGTTACACTTTGTAGAAGCATCAAGCAAAGCAACCAAGATTTATAAAGAAGCTAAGGCAGAACACGGTGAAGTGTTTTTAAACAAAGAGCGCAGCCAAGCAGAAAGGGTTGCAGATGCTGTACTTAGAAACGAAGCAGCATTAAAGCTACTAAACAAAGCAGAGTTTGAAGTGCCAGAAATAGCAATGTTGGAGGGGCTACCGTTTAGAGCAAAGGCTGACATATTACAAGGCGATACTATTATTGATTTAAAAACTTCTGCCGACCTTAACTCATTCCGTTGGTCATGCGACAAATACGGTTATGACTTGCAAGCCTACATGTATAAAAGAATGTTTAACGCTAAAGACTTCAAGTTCTTAGTAGTTGACAAAGCTAGCACCGACATAGGTATATTTGAAACAACCGATGAGTTCATTGCACGTGGTGAAGCAAAGTTTCACAATGCTGTTAAAAATTACAAATACTTTTTTGAGGAAGGCAACGACCTTGACCAATATGTAATGCGTGCAATATTATGAGGCTGTTTGAAGATGAGTGGGGTGTAGACAATAGCCCCATAGATGATACAGAAATTACAACTACAATACTTTATTTTAGCACACAAGAATTAAAAGAGTTTAAAAAACTTTGCAAGGCAGGTATTAAAAAAGAGTTTAACCAAGTAGCACACCAAAAAGGCAACCTTAGTGATTTTTTACTTTTAATATTAAAAAGGCATTATGAAAACATATAAGTTAAAAAGGTTACTTGACGACAAGCAGGCTGCAAAGTTAAAAACTAAGTACATGGGCAAAAAGCATTACAACCAAATAATAGACCACGACGCTGATGGTTACGATGCCTATACTGGTGAACTGTTGTTTAGGTTTAGGAAAGGTGCAATGCCTATTGATGTTCTTGTAAACGGTTACCAGTCTTTTAAAAAAAGTATAGAGCTAACCGAAAGCAGAGGCGCGGCAAGTGGAAGCAGCCATAAGCGTATCCGTAAAGATGGCAGCGTTAGTAATATAACAGTTGGCAACAAGGTTGAGTCTGGCAGCGTAGGTTATATGGATAAAAATGCTATGGTACATTATTGCAGAAAAACCGCATTTGCTAAAAAATACTTTGAAGAGTTTGAGCAAGGTATTCCCTTTGTGCAGTTTGTTGACCAAAAGTATAAAGAACTTTGCCCAGAGCATTACGCAAAACAAAAAGCAATAGCACTAGGCACAAATAAAAACTATGTAATTGGCGACACTAGCTTTACAACCGTAACAGTTAACAAGAACTTCCGTACCGCTGTACACCAAGACGCAGGTGATTTTAGCGATGGGTTTGGTAATTTAATCGTGTACCGTGAAGGTGACTGGGGCGGTGGTTACTTTGTGCTTCCAGAATATGGTGTGGCTATTGATTTACAAAATACAGATATGTTATTTGTTGATGTACACAAGTGGCATGGAAACACAGAGTTTACAAACTGCCAACCAGATTGGTTGCGCATTAGCTTTGTACTTTATTACAGGGAATATATGTATAAATGCAAAAGCCCAAAAGAACAATTAGAACAAGTAAAACAAGACAAGACAGGATATTTAACACTATAATTATGAACAAACAAAAAAGTAAAGCAGCATTAGAGTTCCAAGACGTAGTTTACCAATACTTTAAAGAAGAGTGGGGGTACAACTTAATTCACCACACGTCTATTGAAAAGCAATACCAAGAAGGTGAAAACGTACAGGGTATTGAAATAAAGCACGACCAACGCTTTAAACAAAACAGCAACAATTTATTTATATCTGTTAAACGCACTTACTGGGATAGGGAAGCAACTAGCGGCATAATGAAGGAACACAATAAAAGATTTTATGTACAAGGTAATGAAACCAAGTTCTACATTTTTAGCCTGAAACAGATAAGGGAATACTACTTACAAAACAACCCTACTTTAATAAAAGGCTACACAACAGCAGGCGGTGGGATTGAGTATGGGTTTTTGCTTAACGAACAGCAGGCTGACCAATTAGCATTTGAAGTATTTAGCAACCAATTAGAATTAAGTTTGTAATGGATTACATAATAACTTGCATAAGCCACAGAAGGGCTGGAAATATTAAAACAGTTTTTGAAACAACAGGAACGAACAATATTGTTTTTGTTGTTAACGACCAAAAGGATATTGATGACTATAAATCACAAGGGGCTGTTGAAGTTGTAATGGGTGGAAGTTTAGTAGGCAACAGGAATTTAGCCCTTGATTATTGCTTTAAACGAAATAAAATATGTGTGCAGATAGACGATGACTTACTAAGCGTTTCCTTGAATGATTTCACAGGCAAAAGGACAAAACAATATGTTACTGTAAAACAAGCCATTGAAGATTTAATTAAAGGGTTTATTACAAGTGATTATAATTTTGCAGGAGCCCCGCCAACAGAAAACCCATTTTTTGCAACTAAAGAATCACAGGAAAACATTTTAATCACAGCACCTTTTACATTAACAAAGCCAAACAATATACGCTTTGATAAAAACATGAGATTAAAAGAAGATTATGATTACACTTTGCAACATATTAAACAAGGTGGGTGCATAAGGTATCATAAATACCTGTTCAACTTTAAACGCTATGGTAATAATGGCGGTGCAGTTAGTTATAGAACAAGCCAATTAGAACAAGAAACAATAAAATACCTCCAAACAAAGTGGGGTGAATGTATAAAGCTAAACGCAAAACGTGAAAACGAAATATTAATAAACAAAAACAGCAAGCAAATACTACTAAGCAAACAACAAAGTTTATTTTGAACAAAGAAACAGTAAAGGAGTTTTATCTTATGACGCAAGCTGATATTGATAATGGCTTTTACCTTTTAGAAATGTATTTAGTACTGGATTCGTATGCTGAACAAAAAAATTACGAAGCCTGTTACGGAATACAATTAGCAATAGAAGAAAGAATAATACAAACATTTTACAAGATATGATACTAAAAAACATTGCCGAAATGGTAGGCGAAGAATTAAAAATTGACCTACACCAAAAAAATAGAAAACAACCAGTTATTTACGCAAGAGCAATTTATTACAGGTTAGCAAGGGAATACACTCCTTACTCACTTCAAAGGATAGCAGACGTATTCAATAAAAACCACGCAACCGCATTACATGGGTTTAAAATGTTTGAAAACTTTAAAATACAGCCTAAACTATACGCACAAGAATTACAGGCTTATAAAAACATTGCAAGCGTGTTAGAAAAAGTAAAGGTTGAAAAAAAAGAAACACACATTGAAAGGCTAATAAGGGAAAAAGAATTAGCTGAAAAACAAAGAGATGAAGCAATACAAAAAGCAAGCAAAGTTGAATACAGGCTTTACAGGCTAATTAGTTTTTTAAACGGTTACTACAAAACAAATAAATATAATAAATACTTAGAAGCGTAATGGAATATTCAATCATGTTATTTGCTATCACATCCTTTGGATTACTAGCAGCAGCAGTTTACGAATACTTTAAGAGTTAACAAAACAGTTATATTTTTATTGTATTAATAATAAAGTTTTTTAATTATGGATGGTAGAAAAAACAATGGGGGGCATAAAACAGCAGGGCGCAAGTCTAAAGCTGAAGAGGTGCAGCTAATTGAAAAGCTAACCCCATTAGAACCCATAGCCTTTGAAGCCTTAACAAATGGCTTAAAGAATGGTGATTTTAAATATGTGCAGTTGTTCTATAATTATTATGCAGGAAAGCCACGCGAAACAAAAGATATTACCATTAACGAGGATTTACCGTTGTTTATAGACTAAGCGTTAACCAAACCGCTAGACTATAATTTTAATGCAAATAAAAAAAACACAAGCCCTTGTTAAATTGCGCGACCTTAATGAAAGGATTCGCATTGTGCGTGGTGGAACATCAGCAGGTAAGACCATTTGCATCTTACTTATTTTAATTGATTATGCCATAAGAAATGAAGGAAAAGAAATTAGTGTAGTAAGTGAAAGCATACCTCACCTCCGTAGAGGGGCATTTAAGGACTTCTTAGGCATTTTAAAAGGGTTAAACAGGTATAAGGACAGCCAACTAAACAAGTCCACTTTAAAATACACGTTTACAAATGGCAGTTACATAGAGTTCTTTTCAACTGACCAACCTGATAAACTAAGAGGTGCAAGGAGAACAGACTTATACATTAATGAGTGTAACAATGTACCCTTTGATGCTTACCAACAATTAGCAGTAAGAACATCTGGCGATATTTGGCTTGACTATAACCCTGCTGCTTTGTTTTGGGTTGACAAGGAACTAGTAGGTAAAGAAGACACAAACTTTATTACACTAACCTATAAAGATAATGACAGCTTACCACCAACCATTGTAAAAGAAATTGAAAAGGCAAAGCACAAAGCTAAGACATCAACGTATTGGGCGAACTGGTGGCGAGTGTATGGGCTTGGTGAAATTGGTAGCCTTGAGGGCGTTTGCATACCAGACTGGAAAGAGTTGGGCGGAGTACCAAGTGGAGCGCGCTTACTTGCATACGGAATGGACTTTGGTTTTAGTGTAGATCCAACAACATTGATAGCATTGTATAAATGGAATGATGCTTACATATTTGATGAGATGCTATATAAAAAGGGAATGCTGAACAGGGATATTAGCAGATACCTTGAAAGCAATAACATAACAGAACCAATCGTTGCTGATAGTGCAGAGCCTAAGTCTATTGCAGAACTACAAACTTATGGACATATAGTAACACCAGTTGCAAAGGGAAGGGATAGTGTTGTATATGGGTTGAACCTTATAAACCAAAATGAAATTTACATAACCAGTAACAGTAAAAACCTAAAGCGTGAACTACAAGGTTACATTTGGGCAAAGGACAAAGAAGGTAACACACTACAAAAGCCAACAGGTGCGCACCCTGATTGCATTGATGCTGCACGTTATGTATTAACTGACCACCTACAAAACCCAAACAAAGGGAAATATTTTGTGTATTAATTTGGTAGTTAATAAAATGTTTATTAGTTTAGCATTATAAACAATTAATTATGACAAACACATTTGAAACATTAGGTTACAGCATTGACGTACTTGACCCAATAACAAAAAAGTATTTAGGCTGTTTTACATTACCAACCACAGAACAGATAGACCAATTTGGTTACAATAGCAGAAGGCTTGAATACCTTGATATGATAATTAAAAAGGGTACAAAAAAAGTAAAAGTGCAAGGCGATTATATTTTAGAAAATCAAGTATTGTGTGGAAGAGTAATTGGCGATAGGTTTAAAGTACTAGAACAGACACACGAATGGCGTAACCAAACAAGAAGATAATTATGAGATACAAACAGAATTTAAAAGTAGAAGGCAACAAGGTTTACAGTTATAACACCCACGTTGCAACAATACAAGGCGACCAGTTAACGCAATTAGGTTGGTGGAGTGTTACAACACAAAAACACATTAATTATGTGGCTAAGGAGTTTAATTTAAATTTAGTAAAATGAGAATACAAGAAACAGAAGAATACAGGTTAGTTAAGCAATTAACAGCAAAAGAAAATAGAACTGCAATTAAAAAAGCATTGTGGCAAGTTCCCGCAGCAATGTTTACAGTATATGCGGGAATGTGGGGCTTTATGTATTTTATATTATGGATTTGGAATCTATAACAATAGAACAGATGCACTTAGACCACAGGGCGCAAGCAAAGGTCTTAACAGCCTGTTGGGAAAAAGACTGCTATGTAGTTATAAAACCACAGGACAACAAGCGCAACCCTGATGTTAAACTGCTGTTAAGTATGCAAGGCGCAAACAAATTAGGCGAGATGCTTTTTAAACAAGATGACACTATGGTAAAAAAAATAAATGAAATGTATTTGTTTATGTTAAAAAAAGTTGTAATTTAGGTTTATAAATTTTTTTCATTCTATTTAGTTAACATTTGGTAAAGGGTAGCAGTTTTGTTGCCCTTTTGCTTTTATACACATTTAACAAATTTTTATTGTACTATTATGGAACTTGAAATTACTATACCAAGCGAACTTAGTGAGGTAACACTTGCGCAATATCAAAAGTATGCAAAGCTGAACTTTGATGACAATGCAGAAAGCAGCTTTTTAATACACAAAACAATTGAGGCTTTTTGTAACCTTAAATTAGAAAACATTGCCAAGATAAAGTACAGCGATGCGCGTAGCATTGTAAACCACATTAACAAATTATTTGAACCTAAGCAAGAACTGATACCTACATTTAAGATGCACGGTGTTGAATTTGGTTTTGTACCCCAGTTAGACGACATGACATTAGGCGAGTACATTGACCTTGATGAAAACTTTACCGACTGGGAAAACATGCACAAAGCAATGGCAGTTTTATTTAGACCAGTAACACAAAAAAAAGGTGAACGATACACTATTGAAGAATACGATAGCACCAAGAACATAGAAGTAATGAAGCAAATGCCCCTTGATGTTGTTATGGGTGCAATGTTTTTTTTTTACAATTTAAACAACGAGTTGTTGATAACTACCCTGAATTATTTGGAAACAGCAGCGGAGAAGGAACTAACTACTCAGCAGTTGGACAGTTTGGAAAAAAGTGGGGTTGGATTCAAAGCATCTATTCGCTCGCTAAAGGAGATGTTTCCAAATTTGGGGTTGTCACTAAATTAAATGTTCACGAATGCTTGCTTTTTTTAGCATTTGAAAAAGAAAAAATAGAAATAGAAAAACAACAAATTAAAAAACAATGACAGGGTTTTACAACTTAACGCAAAAATTAAAGGATGCTTTGTTGGCAGAACCTTTTGTTAATACAGTAACGGAAGGCAGCTTAGATGATATTGACCTAAGCAAGCAAACTATTTTTCCACTATCACACATAATTGTAAACAATGTGAATATAGTTAACAATGTAATTACTTTTAACGTTAGCATTTTAAGTATGGACATTGTTGATGAAAGCAAATTAGAAACAACTGACAATTTTGTAGGTAACGACAACGAACAAGACGTGTTAAATACACAACTGGCAATTATTACACGGGTGGGGGCGTTGTTACAGCGTGGCACACTTTACAAAGATAAGTACCAAGTAGAAGGCGGCATTAGTTGCGAACCATTTGTTGACAGGTTTGAAAACAAGTTAGCAGGTTGGGCAGCAACTTTTGATGTTGTTATACAAAACGACATGACTACATGCTAACAAAGGGTTACACATACGAGGTTTTAAACAACTTTAAAAAGGTTGTAATTAAGGCAGCAAGGGCAAACCTAACACGCAAGGATAAAATAGTGTCTAAGGGGCTGTATGAAAGTTTACAGGGTGAAGTTGAGGTAATGCCCAACAGCTTTTATATGTCGCTGTCAATGGAAGACTATGGCGAATACCAAGACAAAGGGGTTAGCGGTACAGAAAAAAAGTACAACACTCCATATAGTTACAGCAGTAGGTCAAACCTTATTGGTTTAGAATATCACTCTGGCATTTTTGCAAAGTGGGCAAGGTTTAGGGGTATGCAGCCACGTTTAGCGAATGGGCGTTTTGGTAGTTACAAGACAATGGGGTTTATATTAGCCAACAGCATAAAGAAAAAAGGTATTAAACCAAGTTTGTTTTTTACCAAACCCTTTGAAGCAGCATTTAAAAACCTACCAGAAGAATTAATTGAAGAGTACGGATTAGATGTTGATGATTTAATGGCAACAGTTTTAAAAGCACAAAAAACAAAA